CGTACTTCAAACCTGAACCGCCACCCATTTCTTTTTGTGGGAACATAGAACCAATAACATCATAAGTGTGATTGGTCATTATCATAGGTATATTTGCTTTACCTAATTTAAGTGTTAAAACTCTAAATGTTGATTTGACTATTTGTGATCTAGTCATATCTCTTGTTTCTTTACCAGCAGCCGTATCTTCCATTTCTTTTGTGGTAGATAACATACCTAAACTATCTAATACAAACATTAAAGGTTTTCGTTTGTCTTCTGGTTGTTCTAAATATTTGTCTATAATTTTAATTGATTGATTTCTAAACTCTTGTACTGTTGCTACAGGTACAATTACCATTCTACTTGAATCAACACCTCTACCCTCAATCATCTCTTTTGAGATGGCACTTTCTGATTCAAAGTAAATAACTCCTGCGTCTTTATCTGTATCTAAAAAATGTTTACAGATACCTAAAGCAAAGAAAGTTTTACCTGTTGCGGCTTCACCAGCGATTGCTGTGATTTTATTTCCAGGCATACCACCGTAAATACTACCTGATAACAAAGCATTAAAAGAATACGAGCCTGTATCAATAAAACTTGTTACGTCTGCGCTATCAACACCTTCACTTACCAGTGAGGCGTATTCATTACCTGTTTCTTTAATTATGTCCTTTAGAAAATTGCTCATATTCCATTATCTCCTTATCACTATAACTTATTGTGTACCATTTAATGTTGTTATTATAACAGAAATCTTTAACTTTGTCAAGCTCCTGTGGTTTAAAATGGTGCCTTTCACTAACTTTACCATTACTATATATCATTATTTCCATTGTCGTCTTCAAATGCTTCTTGCCATTCTTTAGTATTTTTAGCTCTCAAAACAACTGGTCTACCTTTTTTAGGTTTTTCAAGTTCAAATTTTGGCATATGAGCAGGTCCTTCCCATTCAAACCTTAATGATGGTTCTTCGGGTACCCAACCTTTTCTTGGTTCTTCGTAATCTTCAGACTTTACTCTCGTCCATAATAAATCTTTCATCTCTTTTAAATCTACCATACCAAAATCATTATACACTCTATTTTCAAATTGTTCAGCCATATTGTGTACAATCTCTTTATTATATTGTACTTTACGTTGGTAATCCCAATACTCTTTTAAATCTTCGTAATCTTTTTTTGTAATCATCTGATAATTTGTATTTGTGCACTCGGTGACCATATTTCAAGTTCTCTCCTCAAACGATTTTCATTTTTTAAATTATTATAACGATTGGTTGCTTTATTCTTCCACCATTCTATTATATTATTTAGGTTATGTTTTTCGTAATTATCATCTTTTACAATTTCGGTTTCTGTACCATTTACAATGTTTATATAATTCTTAATACCATAATTACAAGAGTAATATCTTTTTCTTTCAGTAAGTTTTTTAGCATTGTTAATGGTTGTATTAAACTTTTCTAAATCTGTACCATCTAAACTTCTTTTAACTAAACCAATAATGGCTGTTGTAAGTTTTAATTTTTTACTTGAAGCATCATCTTTTACTAACTTACCTACATTATTTTCTACAAAGTTTGATAAGTCGTGGTATGGTTTACCGTGTATCAAAGGTATAAAATCACTATCTGTTAAACCTTTGTATCTTAAAAATGGTTTCATACCATCATATTGACTTGATGATTTACTATTACCATATAAAGATGTTGTTTCAAACAATGTTAAATTCATATCATATTTACTATTCATCATTTCCCTTACTTCGTGTGAACAACAAACGGCCGCTAATAGTTTACCACCCAAATAATTAAAACCAAATGGTTGTACAGGTACAATTACAAAACCCATAATAGAAGTCTTATTAAATGATTTTAAATCAGGTACTTGTCCTAACATTTCATTACGAGGTTTCATATTAATTACTGGTGATGATAGTCTAATAAATCCAACTATCTTTTGTGTGTTAGTTTCCATAACAACTATCTTTAAATTCTTACCAGGCACACTTGACATATTTGTATGAGAAGAAACCATATTTAAAAGTTTGTCAAATCTTTCATTAACAATAATTTTAATTTCAAAATTCATCTTTTCAGGTGGCATATCATTATTATTAAATAAATCTTCTTCAGGACCATCATCAAATAATGTACCAGCTGAATTGTTTGTTTCTAATTGAGATAACTTTTGATCTCTCATATACTGGTCTATTCTATCAAATTGACTAAAATAGTCATTGAATATGCCAGCACAATATAGGGCTTGTTCTTTATTTAGGGTCTTCATCATTCCATTTTCTCAATAACCAAATTGGTATAATATACACTATTGCCATAAAAATGGCAACCATCAATCCTACTCCAAATATTTCAATCATACTTCATTTCCCCAATAGTCCCAATTTTTAAATGGCTTTTTTCTAGCAAATAACTCTATGTATGGACCATCTACAAGAGCTTCAATCTCTTTGTGTAATAGTGGTTTCTCCGAGTGTCTTCCTCTTTCTTGTACCACTAATTGTTTTACACCCATTGATTTTCTTTTTGGTTTACCTTTTGTAGCCAACAAACACATTTCAGGATTGGCTCTTGTCCAATAACCTAGGCCTGTAAAGAATCCCATTTTGTTTTTATTTGTTTTTGCCCAAGTAAATCCTACAGTTTTATATTTAAAACCCCAGGCGTCTATTACCTTAAATGCCTGGTCTAATAGTGGATCAACAACCCACATTAAAAGGACTGCATCATCCTTAGCAAGCTTGCTAACAGGTAAAGAAATAATGTCAGCGAGGTTAAGGCAAGGATAATGTTTTTCAGGCGACCTATCTTTTCCTTTGTTACTATACGTTTTAAAATACCACGGTGGGTCAGCATATATTACTCCATATTGTTTGTTAGTTTGAAAGTCCATAAGCCTGTATAAAATATCTAATCATTAATATTATTATTAAAAATTGAGGTATACTTAAATTAGTTCTAGCAGCCAATATGGCTCCTGTGGCAAAACCCCAATGTATAGTTATTATTAATAAAAATAAACCTGTTATCATCCAAAAAATGCCTCTAAACTGGCCTTTTCTTCGTGTTCCCAACCAATCGCCTGTAATATAAATCTCATAGGATCTAAAAATGTTTTTTCAAATTGTGTTTCATAATCAATATATTCTTTGAGTTTAAACTCTTTAGGTAGTTTAGTAATATAACTTATTACATCAAATTTAAATGGATTTGCCTCTAGTAATTTTAAAAACTTGATTTTATCACCCTCTTGTATGTAAGGGTATTTGTTTTGTAACTTAAATTGTTTTAGTTGATGATTATAAATCAAAGCACCTTTAACGTGAATAGGTGTGCCTTTAATAAACACATCATTAGCGTGTTTGTATTTTCTTAAATTATTACAACTTCTAGGAAAAGATATTTGTTCAGCCGACATTTGAAAAAACTCTTTTTTAAATTCAGAAATAAAATTGTGTAAATCAGATTGTTCTTTAGACATAATAATCTTAATGGCTTCTTTAATCTTACCTCTACAAACTTGTGGTGTTGATGACTTAACTGCTTCAATACCCATAATCTTTAATTTAGGATCAGATAGTCTAACGCCTTCTTCATCTAATACATTTAACATATATCTTTTTTTAGCTACCCATATACCTTTATTGGCAATTACTTCTCGTTTCATTACCATACAATTTTTAAAAGCATTTGTATAATCAGCCAATTCAGCAAAACATTTTTCTAAAAATGGTTCTATTCTACTATCTACAACCTTGTTTAAGAAATTACATATCTGTTCATTATCTTTACCTTCACAAGTTTTTTCTACTAACTTGTCAAGTGTTACATAAATTGAATCTGTATCAGACGCCACAATATAATCTAACTTATCGTGTGTTTTTAATATTTTATTTAAATATTCATTTACTTTACTTTCAATAAAACGAATAATAAACTGGCCTGCCGTTGTAATGGCACTTGCCTGTCTTACATCATAATATCTAAAGTATTGATTGCCTACGGCACCATAAGCACTATTGAGAGCAATCTTTCTAGCCCATTGAATATTGTGACAACGAGATATTTCTCTTACAAGTTTAGGATCTTTTGTTTTTTCATATTCTTTTTTTGCCTTTAACATTCGTTTCTTGTAAATAACTCGTTCATTGTACATTGTTTCCATCATTTCAGGTAAAAAACCTTGACCATCTGTTTTAAATAAAGCACCATTAGGTGTTATACAAGCGCCTTCAGTTTTTAAATGAGTGAGTGGTGTCCTTTGTTCTAACATTTTATTTACTGAAACGCCAGATGATTTAACTCCTATAATCTTTTCGGGAGAAATATTATACTGTATGATAATATGAGGATATAGAGAGTTAATATCAAACGACACCACCCATTTGTGTTGACCAAGTTGAGGTTCTTTTACATAAGCGCCTTCGTATTTTGTTTCTTTTAAATGTTCTTCTCTTGGAGGCACACAAATATTTTTTTTCATTAAATGGTTTGCTATCAAAGTGTCCCATACTCTAACTTGTGAAAATATATCACCATAGTTTACTTTACTTTCATAAGCAACGGTTAATGACAAGTCAATTAGGCCTAGTTTATCTTCTAGTCCATCAACAATTTCTACGTCTTGTATATTGTAATCAACAAACGATTGAAAGTCTTTAGTATACCATTCTTTAAATGTATCATATGGCATATCATCTTTACCACGGCCAAGTTCTAACTCACCGATAAAGTCAAGTTTATAACTTTCTTGTCTTTGTGGTACAAACCATTTGTATAAGTCCAAGTAATCTAAATTTGTAATACCATAAATTGTATATACGGTTTGAGGTCTACCTCTTACAACAATCTCCTCACTTTTAATTAAACCCCAAGGCGACATTTTATTGGCCACTTTATCGCCAGCAATCATTTTAATTCTATTCATCAAGTAAGGTAAGTCAAAGAATTTTGTATTCCAACCAGTAATTACATCTGGATAGTTCTTAATCCAAAACTTCATAAACTCAAATAATAACTGATTTTCATTCTTACATTGAACGTAAGTTACATCTGATCTATCAGTTTTATATTCACCTGTACCCCAAGTAATAATTTGTTTGTTAGATTGATTTTTAACTGTAATACAAAGTAATTCTTCAATAGGATTTTCCACATCAGGAAAACCATTTTCACAACTTGTTTCAATATCAAGTGTGAAGATTTTAATATGATCTTTATCCCATTTAATATCTTCAGGATATTCTTTACCAATATATTGATAATGGTATCTTTCTAATCCGTAAATAGGTGAATTTTGAGTTACAACTTCTCGTCTAAACTTACGAGCAGAGTCTATGTTTTTAAATGTGATTGGTTTTAAATATTGGCCTTGTAAATTTTTATATTCAGTTTCTTGTTGTGTTAAAGCATATAGAGTAGGACCAAAATCTAACTTTTCTTTAAAGTCTTTACCCTCGTGTATACCTCTTACAAGAAGTTTGCCTTTGTGTTCAATTACTGATTTATAAAAATTCATTATAAGTCTTTTAATAATGTAGCTATCAAACCATTATGTTTTTTAGTCAATGTAATTTGACAAGATAATCTACTTTGTTTAGGTTTAAATTCAGGTTCATATTCTAACAATTCAATTTCAGCTGTATCTGTAGGTATAGATTCATAATACCTTTCATCAATATGTACGTGACAAGTAGCACAAGCACAACTACCAGAACAATCTGCTGGTATTTCTGGTATGGATACTTTTGAATAATCTCTAGCAGCCTTCATTAGAGTAGTGCCTTCAGGCACATCAACTGCTATCTTTGAGCCATCACGTACAAAGTAAACAGTTATCACTAATCTAATTTAGGTAATTTAGTTTCTGTAATTAATCCTGGTGATGTTAAAATACTACTTGTATTTTTTTGATATGATTTTAAAATATCTTCTTTAGGATCTGTTATGAATACAACTTTGTCTTTTGATACCGTAACAGTATCACTTTTACCAAAAGCATTATATAATGACATCATTAATTGTATTGGTTGGCCTGGTGCCGATTGTTGAGGTATAATAACAAATGCTTTGTTTAAATTTACACCTTGGTCGTCTTCTTCTACTCTAGCGATTACATCTTCGCCAGTAGCTAGTCTTAATAGTTTCACGTCTGACATAATATTTCTCCTTATTGTTTATAATATAACATAAATTGACTAAATTGTCAATGTTATTTCTTTTCAAAACCCACTTTGTCTTGTTTACCTTCTTTTTCAATAGGTCTTAATCTCTTACTTAATACAAATGTTCTATTAGGGTTGACACTTACATTCATTTGTCGCATTAATTCTCTATTAACTAATATATCTGAGCCTGATCGTGGTCTTTGGTCTAAACCAAATTCAATATCTTTATATGTAAAACCATTAAATGTAATATCTAATAATATCGTTGGTCTAATTTCTGATGGCTCTTCACCGTCAGCATTTGCTCTATAAACTTTACTTGTACCGTGTCTTGGTTTAGTATGAGTTTTTCCGTCATATTTCCATTTAACTATTTTACCATCTTCTAAAATTTCATCAGCGTGTAAGGCACAAGCAAGTGAACCATTTCCTGTATCAAATTTTGCTCTAACTTTTCCTAGTTCATCTAGTTCAACAGTTTCTAACCAACCACATTCACTATTTGCTTGTCTATCCCAATGACTTCTTTTTGATA